AAAACATATGCATCTAAATTTTTATGTGTTGCCGTGTCACCTATAGTACCACCCAACGATGGTAAGACTGATATAAAATTTGAAATAGCGTTAACACTATTAGTATAATCTGTTCCATTATTATCACTACCATCTACAGCACCTTGATTTGCTATATCAGTTATCATATTACTAAAAGCAGTAGCATCAGGTGCATCAATAATACCAGAATTATCAAAATCAAATGCAGCTGTTAATTCAGACTGACCAGGTGAAAACCTAGTAACAAAACATTTTGCAATAGATCCGTATTTAGATGGTAAGGTTAATATCCTCGACTCGTAATCCTCTTTCGTCACACACCTATTTTGTGATGAGAAAAATCCTTTAATATTTTCTTTTATTTCATTTATACTTTCACCATCTTTACCGCCACGGGCAGGTCTAGTATTTCTACAACTTAATGATTCTACAACTGAAGTTTCATTTTGATTTTGTAATATTGTCCTTGATGTTATAGAGGTTAAATCCATAGCTGGTACATTTGAGTTTATACCACCACCAACTCTATATTTAATTGTCAATGTTGTATTTGATGGTGATTCCCCCAATGAGCTGTAATTTACATTAGAAAGTGGATCTAAAGAATCTGGTAAATTACCTTGTACAAGTGCATTTATGTCTTGATTTTCTAAAAACAAATCCTCTAATATTTCAGACCCAACATCACCACGAGCGTTACCATTACCAAAAATTAAAGATGTTGTATTATCTTCATTTATATCAACAACAAACCTTTTTGGTGTTGAGTGTGGGGCATCTAATTGAAAGGGTGCAGCTACAGATCCACTTATATTTCCTGTTAAATCTGAATATGGATTATCCCTACCACTATCACCACTCAAGTAATGTGTATCTGTAAATACTCTATCTTGAGCTAAATGAGAAACTTCATAATAATTATTACCATTTGAATCGATAACACTTATAATACCAGTAACATTATCATCATCTAATGTAATCCTTCTAAATGGAACTGATTGTCCTAATGTAAATTTAGATTGCTTAGTCTCACCGGCTGTTGCTAAAACTTTTCTTCTTTGTTTATACATATTTACCAACCCATCAGCGTCAGTTGAAAATTCTTCTATGACACTAGACCCACTAATAGTAAAATCAATAATGTCTAAAGTTTGAAATTTATTATCACTTACTTGTGACTCTATCACCGTACCGGAATCCACTACTATAGCTTTACTATAATCAGGAACTCTATTATACGCATCACCCGTAGCTGGTATTAAACATGAAAACTCTAATTCACACAATGCGGGAACTGTTGGCTTTACTTTATAACCAAATGTTTTTGCCATGTTTAATAGGTTTTTTCTTTCACTAACTGTAGGTAACATTAATTCTTTAAATTGTTCATCGATGTAAAAATTTAAAACATCTCCAACATACGCCACCAATTCTAACATCATCATACCAGAAGAGGTTTCATTAAAATCACTAAATGTATCAGGAAAGTATGTTCTGATATATGTCATTAAATCAGATTTTAATCCTTCAAAATCTCTATTTACATATTTTACATTTTTACTATTTTCATAATTTTGTGGCATGTATTTTCTCCTAAATACCTAAGTCCGAAATAATAGGTGAATTGTTTATAGACTCACTTATATTTCCCATATCTATTTGTACAGATTCTAAATTTTTAGGGTTTGAATTTAGAATAAATCTAACATCTATCGCAACTCTGTTTGGATCTTCACCCCTACTTTCATCACCAGTTTTTATATCAACAGATACTATTCGAACAAAAGGCATCCAAAAATTTATTTTTTCAACTAAATCATCTTGTATCATTCCTTGAAGTTCATCATCATTTTGTTCAAACAAAAAGTTTCTGAGATTAGTTCCAAGTTCAGGTTGAAAAACTCTTTCCCCTACATTAGTATTAAGTAGATTAATTAAATCAGCTTTAACAGCATCTATAGTTAAACTTGTAGATTTAAAATACCCATCAATATAGTCACCACGTTGAAATGGAAATTCTATACCAATTCTTTTATTAGTATTTTCATCAGTAACATTTTTTTGATTTAATATAATAGCCAATTAATATCTCCAATTATCCTGCATCTACATCATTTATATCTTTTTGTAAACAAACTACTTCAGATTTTTCTTTTAAATCACCTCCAATAACCTTACCAGTTCCTACTACATTCAAAGAACCACCATCTCCTTGAGATTTTTTTAAATTTAATTTTTGTACTATTTCACCTTTAGCATCACCTTTACCAGTTCCTTTTATCTGACCATCACCAAACGATTTACCAGTAACACTACCTGGTCCTGTACTCGTTGTAACAGCAGCTCCTGGATTAGTGCTAACTATACTATCAAGTTTGGTAACCTTGACATCACTTTCAGTTTTTAACTTTAAAGGACCTGCAGTACTAATTTCATCCACATGTAAATCAGTTTCCAACTCTACAACTCTAAACTTTATAGATGTAATAAAAGTTTGAATAGCTTTACTTATATCTTCGGCTAATTCTGGTGTTGTACCTTTATCATCAGGGTTACCCCTTGACTTCATAAATGCATCTTCTAAATCTTTAGCTAATCCCATATTAACCTCTCTTCTTATAACTTTGTTTTAAAATTTTTGAAAAATCTTTATCAAACATATTTTTAATTTCTTTAGGTGCCGATGGTGATACTATATTATCAGAAATATTATTTCTATTAGCTATTTCTTCAACACTATTTGAATCAAAAACTTTATCACCCATTAATGCATAATCTTGAGATTCGAATCCTTCAGTTTCATTTAAGACTTCATTTAAAATTGAATTATTAGAATATTGTTTCTGCTCAGAAACTATTTTTTCACTTTTAGGTTTTTTAACCTGTTTAGTTTCCACAACAGTTGGTTGTTTCAATTCACTTATTACTTCTTGAATTGCCATTGCAACTTCTTCTCTAACTATTTGCCTTATCATTGTTTTTACATTTGTTTTCTTTTTCATATTTAACCTCTTGTTATTTTTCTGTATCATTAGTTTCTATAAAATGATATTTACTTTCAAACTTTGATTCCATTTCTCTACTTAAAGAATTTTTTAAACTTGCTATCTTAGATAAAACATCAGGAGCGGGTGGACCAGACAAACCGGCCACACATCCTGTAACTTTGAATGTTTCTAATAGTTCTACCATCTCCAACAACAACACTCTTAACTCTTCACCCAATACCATTGGTTGTGTAGGATTTCCTTCTTTGTGACTATCCATTGCACTTCTTCCAAAATAAATATTAGAAGAATCAATTAATGTATGATTTTTGGTTGATACCTCAAAACTATCTCCTACACCAAATCTTATATTAGAATAACTAGACATTAATATACCTTCATCAAGTGGGTTATCTTCTGTACCACCATCACCTTTTGCATTAAATATGATTGTATTAGAATCAAAATACATTTGATGTCTAGACCTATCTTCAAATTCTATAACTCTATTATTTTTAAGACTTTCTAAATTAGAATATAAATAAAATGGTAATCTCCAATGATCACTCAAAGTACCACTTTTAGATAAAAATATAGTGTTACCATCACTCAATGTTTCGGTGGTATTATTTAATCTCCTACCATTTGATATTATAATTAATGGATTTCTACCTCTCTGTCCGACACGAATGCTATTACCAAATCTACCTTCTAACATCATATCACCTACACCATATCGAGGTATTTCATCGTCAGGAATATTATCTTTTCCACCCACTCTATCCAATTCAGGTAAAACTGCCTTTTGTAATCTCTTATAACCAGGATTCCATTCAAATTTTGGGTTCATAAATAACTTACTTCTCAACTCTTCTACACTATTGCCGGCCGGTAATCCGACATCAGGATTAAAATTTGGATTTCCAAATGTATTTAAAGGTCCTAAATAATAACCAACTCCCTCGAACTGACATAATAAAACAGGATCTCCTTTAGTAGGAACATCTTGTATACCTCTCAGTAAAGGTTTGTAATGGTTACCCATGTCATTTTTTAACATAGTTAAATCTTTTGAAGTCTCTCGTTTAAAATCCGAATTTTTTATTGCTAATATAGAGTTCATATCCACATCACCATAACATCCATCTGCACGGGGATTAGTTATAGAACTCATCACGACGCCTACTGTAAATTGCATGGGGAAAGAATAATGCCCATCAGACTCTCTATCCGTTGATCCAGGAGTAAAATAATCACTACCAGCTGTTCTAGGACTATTTGTTGCGTCTATAAAATTTCCCATTCTAGTTCCCTATTGTCTTTTTTGACTTTTCTTTTAAAATTGTAACTTCATCACTTTTTTTTTGTAAATCATTCACATCCTCTTGAAGTGCATTAATTAAGTCCTCTTTCTCGGACTCTGAAAGTAAAAATGACTCTTCGGATGTTGTAGATGATTTTGATAGGATTCTCTGATATACACTAGCCAGTTTAACTAAATGTTCATCATTCTTTACGGCTACATCAAATAACTCTTTTATTAGAGGAGCAACCATAACTACATCATCAATTGTCTGTATAAATCCATGTATTTCTTGAATTAATAAATCTAATTGAAGCTTTTTATTTTTTTGGTTATCGTATATATCTTTAGTCAAATCTTGAAAAGATTTACCATCGAATATTTCGTCATTTGATTTCACGTATTATTCTCCATAATTATATATTTTCTCATATATAAATATGTAAATAATGAAAATTTATCGTGAATTTGATTTGATAAACTAAACTTATTTAGTTTTTTTACCAGGTGTTGAGGGTTTAATTCCTGATTTTTTTAATAATTGTTCGTATGTTAGGCCTGTTTTTTCTTCTCTCATCCGTTCTCTCTCATAATAATATAATTCAAATCGTTCATTGTCTGTGAGTTCTGGATCATCTTTAAGAAACTCTTCTATTTCTTCAAGTGACATACTTTCTATTATACTTTTACGATTGTTTGCACTGGTATTTCTTTTTATTTTATTCCTCTTAGGATTATTTTTTTTATATTCTTTTTCCCACCCACGTAAGAATGAATCAAACTGATCAACCATCTTCTCAAAATCTTCATCAGTCATGTCTTCGGGTATCTCCCAATCTATAAAATACTCATCAATTATATCGGATCTTCTACTATTAGTTTCTTTAGATTCATCACTTAAATTATTATCTTTTTTATCAAACCCATCTAATGAGTTCATAAGTTCACCAATAGCCCAATTAATAAAATTAATTTTATGCAAATCATCTACAGAATCTCCTTTACTAGCTTCTAATTGAACCTCGTCTAAAAATTCTATAATATTTTTGACTACCTCTTTAGGTACTATTTTATATTTTGCCATTTTATTTCTCCAAAAATATCCCACTGCTTGATACTATAACAACTCCCTTTACTATAAATATAAAGATGAAAACTAAAACATCTTAAATTATTCCAGAAGCCTCCTTTAATAATACAATAATTTCATTTATATTTTTTTTAGATAATGCAATTCCCTTTTTAGTGGGTTTGTATTCTTGAGTTTTTGTATCTTCATAATATACTCGCAAATCAATATATGTATGTCCTTCATATTCATTTACAGATACTATTATTTTTTCTTTTGAGTTTTTTTGTATTTCACCTATTTGATTCATATTATATCCATTTATTAAATTTAGATGATAATAAAGTTCCATGTTTATCATACTCTCTTATCAATCTACTATAGTGTTGCCTAATAACATTCATAATTTT